ATGAGAAATTTATTTATATTTGGTGATTCATTTCTAGCTCCGTATACACCTAACGAATTGGCTCGATTCAATTGGAAAAGAGAATACGTGAGCGCAGAAGATGGAGAAAAAGTTAGGAACTCAGTAAAGGATCTTAACTACTGGTTAAAAGAGTTTAGAGAAAGAAATACTTATAGACTTATTAATACTGCTGTATCTGGTACTAATAACGATTACATATTAGAACAGTTTCATAGATTTAGTAAATACTTTAGGTATGGAGACTACGTAGTATTGTTAATAACCAAGCTTGGACGTACTAGACTTATTAATAGGTTTTACAATACTGATAAAAGAATGAGAAAACAAGATAAATATTTAGATATAGTATTTCCTCTTGATGATGACGCAAATGCTGCTATAAAGAAGCAGACATATTTTACTCCTGATGAAATTGAGAAATTAGCTTTAGAGTCATCTTCTCGTCAACACGAACTTAAAATGCAAAGATACCTTCAAGGAATTCAGAACTTATGTTTTATATCTAAAGTTAATCTATTGACTATAACTATAGATGAGAAAATGAGAGATTTAGTTAATGAGCCTGACTTCTTTCAAGATGTTCCTAGAATTCAGGAAAAGTTTTCTTATATTGATGATAGACATCCTACTTATGAAGGTAATCATTTAATTGCTTCTAGGATATTAAAGTATTTCAACATAAAAAACAAACTATAATGTCAAAACAGATACCTCTTAAAGAAGAATACGTAGACCAGCTTCTTAATTTAGATAAAGCTAAAAAAAATTTAACAGAAGAACTAGGCAAAATAGGATTACAGGAGCTACTTATAGAAAAGAGAAGAGATAAAGCAGAATCATATTTGGATCAAATTACTAATGAGGAAGCAAGACTTAGTAAAGTTCTCAATGAAGAATACGGTCCTGGAGCTTTAGATTTAAATAATAAAGTATTTATTCCTAAAGAATAATTTTTTGCAAAGATTTTGTCTATTTATTAAAGAGGACATACTATAAACGGGTGTCACGGTTTAGAATATTAGACGATATTTATAAAAGTACTCAATAATATAACATAAGTAAAATGGCAGAAACTTTATTATCCCCAGGTGTACTAGCACGAGAAAACGATAATTCTTTTATCGCACCTGCGCCTTTAGAAGCCGGAGCGGCAATACTTGGTCCAACTGTAAAAGGACCGGTTGAAGAGCCTACTCTAGTGACTTCTTACAGCGACTATCAAAACGTGTTCGGTACAACATTCACATCAGGGTCAACTAAACAAGAATTTTTAACATCATTAGCAGTTAAGTCATACTTCAACAACGGAGGAAACTCTGTTCTTGTAACTAGAATCGTAACAGGTTCATTTACTGCTGCTGATAATACAGACGTAGCCGCAGCTGATGCAGGAGCAGTACCATTTACTCTACAATCTTTAGGTAAAGGTTCAATCTTTAACAACGCTACAGGTTCTGGAGATACAGGTTTAGAAAACTCCGACGGATCGTTACAATCAGGTTCACAAGATAACTTCAGATGGGAAGTAACGAACGTAAACAATTCAACAGGAACATTTTCTCTTCTTATTCGTAGAGGAGATGATAACAGTAAAAATAAAATCGTTCTTGAAACATGGAATGATCTATCTTTAGATCCTGAATCACCTAACTATATTGAATCAGTAATTGGTAACCAATCTAAGACTTTAGATACTGCCGAGTCTACTTACTATATTAAGACAACTGGTGAATATACTAATAAATCTAGATTCGTAAGAGTTGCTTCAGTAGGAAGACAGACTTTAACTTATTTAGCTAACGATGGATTAACTGTTAAAAACGATGGATCTGGTAATTCATACTCTGGATCACTTCCAACTGCACAGTCTGGTTCATTCTATAATGCTAACGGATCTAATGTAATAGGAACTGCAGGTAGAGATAACTATTTCGAAAATATTAATTCAACTGATACTCAAGGTCTAACAGGAGCTTGTTACGATAATGTAATTTCTTTACTAGGAAATGCAGACGAGTACGTATTTAACATCGTATCAGCACCAGGTCTATTTAAAGCAGACCATAGTACTCAAGTTGATAGCTTAATCTCTTTAGCAGAGTCTAGAGGAGATACTATTGCAGTAGTAGATCTAGATGGATACGGCACTACAATTGCTACAGCTACTGAAAAAGCAGCAACACTTAATAGTTCTTATGCTGCTACTTACTGGCCTTGGCTACAAACTTTATCTTCAACAGGTAAAAATGTTTGGATCCCAGCATCAGTAGTTATTCCAGGTATATATGCATTCACAGATGGAGCAGCTGCACCATGGTTTGCACCTGCTGGTTTAACTAGAGGTGGTATTTCTGACGTTATTCAAGCAGAAAGAAAACTTACTAGAACTAACAGAGATACATTATACAATGCTAACATTAACCCAATTGCTACATTCCCAGGAAGCGGAATATCAGTATTCGGTCAAAAGACATTGCAAAAGAAAAAATCTGCTCTTGATAGAGTAAACGTTCGTAGATTATTAATTGATCTTAAGAAATTCTTAGGTGATACAGCTAAAACATTAGTGTTTGAACAAAATACTAACGCTACAAGAAATAACTTCTTAGCTACTGTAAATCCTTACTTAGAATCAGTGGTACAGAGACAAGGTTTATTTGCCTATAGAGTAGTAATGGATGACACTAATAACACAGCTGACGTTATCGACAGAAACCAGCTTATTGGTCAAGTATTCATTCAACCAGCGAAAACAGTAGAATTTGTAGTACTCGACTTTACTATCGAGCCAACAGGAGCTACTTTTACAGCATAATTTAAATTTAAGATATTTATAATAAAGAATTAAAATGGCAGTACTAGATCCTAACGAAATAATGTTTAGAGCCTTTGAACCAAAGGTACAGAATAGATTTATCATGTATATTGATGCTATTCCATCCTTCATGATCAAAAACGTCACGGCTCCAAACTTCACAGACGAAGAAGTCAAATTAGACCACATGAACACTTATCGTAAGATAAGAGGAAAAAGAGAGTGGGGTAATATGGATATGACTTTATATGATCCAATCACACCATCTGGTGCACAAGCAGTAATGGATTGGGCAAGATTATCCTACGAATCAGTAACAGGTAGAGCTGGATACTCAGATTTCTACAAAAAAGACTTAACTCTTAATGTATTAGGTCCTGTAGGGGACGTAGTAAGTGAGTGGGTTGTTAAAGGAGCCTTTATAGTCGATATGGCACAAGGTTCATTTGATTGGGCTACTTCTGACGTTGCAGAGCTTACAATCACAGTAGCAATGGATTATTGCGTACTTAACTACTAATACCGCTATACTACATATTCTAAATCTAACCCGGCCTCGCCGGGTTTTTTTTTGTTTAAAGGGTTGGTAGTATAATTTTTATTTCATATATTTATATAAGAACTAGTTTTAACAAATAAAGTATATGGAAAAAGAAAATAAATTCCCTAGCGAACTTGTAGAATTACCTTCTGGAGGAAAACTTTATCCAAAGGAATCCCCTCTATCTTCTGGTAAGATTGAGATGAAATACATGTCAGCTAAAGAGGAAGACATTTTAACTAATCAAAACTACATCGATAAAGGAGTAGTTATTGATAAACTCCTACAAGCTCTTATTGTAGATAAGGAAGTAAAATACAATGAAATTTTAGTAGGAGATAAAAATGCTATGCTTGTAGCAGCTAGAATCTTAGGATATGGTAAAGATTATGAATTTTCATACCTAGGAGAAAAGCAAACAATTGACTTATCATTGCTTGATACTAAAAAGACAGATTTACCAGAAGGTAAAAATGAATTCTCTTTTGATTTACCAGCTTCTGGTAGAAATATTACATTCAAGCTATTAACTCATGGAGATGAGACTAAAATAGATCAAGAACTCAAAGGATTAAAGAAAATTAACAAGGATAATATTCCTGAGCTTACTACTAGATTAAAGTATATGATTTTATCAGTAGACGGTAACGATGATAGAAAGACCGTAAGAGACTTTGTAGATAAGGAATTATTATCATTAGATAGTAGGGCAATAAGAAAAGAGATTAATAGAATTCAACCAGATATTGATCTTACCTTTTATCCAGAAGGAGTTGAGGAGGGGGTTAGTATCCCAATAGGGGTTAACTTTCTTTACCCTGACGCCCGAATATAGAGCAGCTCTATTTACTCAAATACATGAAATAGTATTCCACGGTAAAGGTGGGTACGATTATGATACAGTCTACAATATGCCTATATGGCTACGAAGATTTACTTTCCAGAAAATGAATGAATTTTATGAGGAGGAATCTAAGGCAGCTAAAAAGGCAGGAGGTAAGTCTAAGTCAATGCCGAAAGGTCCAAATATTAGAAAACCTTCTTATACAACAAAGGCTCGCAAATAGGCGGGCCTTAACTATTTATAAGAAAGACTTTCCGTGAAAGACGATTTGCAAAAACTTATTGATCAGTTAAAATCACTCAGAGTACCTACAGCTCAGGTAGATGCTATGGCTAAATCTGTACGTGATGCTAAAGAAGGTACAGAAGAACATAATGCTGCTCTAGAAAATATGAGAGCAAGGCTTCAAGCTGTTAGAGAAGCAGCTGATTTTGCTGGTGAGTCCTTTACTAGCCTTACTTCAATACTTCGTGCAAACTTACAAGAACTTGAAGGTAAGGAAACAACTCAAAAACGAATAAATAAAGCTACAAAAGGAATAATAGATTTATCTCGTGATCTTTCTTATCACGAAGAAGAAATTACTGACTATTCTGAACAGCAATTATCCAAGAAAATAGAACTTGCTAAACAGCGTAAAAAAGATATGTCTGATGCTGCACGAGAGCAGCTACAAGGAGTTAAAGGTTTAGGTTTAACTGAAGACATGTCAAGTGCTAACTTCAACATTAAAGCTAATGAGTTAGTAGTTCAGGGTAAAATAACTAAAGAACAAGCTAATTTATTCAAACAATATAAAAAAGGATTTCCTATAGTACAGGGAGTTATAGATAAAGGTGAAGAACAGCTTGCTACCCAAAAACACGTAAACGAAACATTAGGAATAACTGGTGCCTTAACTAAAGGGTTAGCTGGAATATTTGGTAAGTTAGGAATCGAAGGATCAGCTTTACAGCATGGTATAGAAGATGCCAATAAAGCTATGAAGAAAGCTGCCAAAGACGGCGGAGGAAAGCTTAAAGCTGCTTTTATTGGTGTAGGTCATGTACTAGGAGGTGTAATTAGACAGCTTAATGATCCTGTATTTATTGGAGGAGTTGTAGTTAATTTTGCTTTAGAAGGTGCTGATCATATAACCGAAATGCAGCGTTCTTTAGGACAGTCTGTTAGTAGCGGTAAACAAATGGTCCTCGAGCTAGAGAAAATAGCTACTGAATCCGGTAACGCTTTTATAACAACAGCTAAACTTGGGCATGCTGTAGCCGGATTATCTGAAGAAGCAGGTATTTTTGCATCTAAATTTGATAAACAAAATTTAATAGGCTTTGTAGAATTAACTGAAAATTTAGGTTACGCTACTGAACAAGCATCACATCTTATCTCAACCTTAGAGATGCATGATCAGACTATGAATGACTTTGAAGCAAACATAGAAAGATCAGTAAATAGTTTTAATAAGATGAATAATTCAAACATAACGCTAAAAGCAGTTATGGATGATGTTTTAGATGCTTCTCAAGCACTTCATGTTACTATAGGGCAAACACCAAATGCTTTAGTAGATGCATCAATAGCAGCTAGAGGATTAGGTACAACATTAAAAGGAGTTGAATCAATTGCTGACTCTTTATTAGATTTTAATTCTTCTATAGAAGCTGAGATGGAAGCTCAGTTAATGACTGGTAAGTCTCTTAATTTAGCTAGAGCTCGAGAAGCAGCATTAGTAGGAGACCTTGAAACAGTTGCAAAAGAGGTTTCTAACCAACAAGCAGTACAAGAAGCATTTGCTACAAATAATGTATTAGCACAGAGGTCTGTAGCTAAAGCATTAGGTATGTCAAGAGAGGAGTTAGCTGATATGTACAAACAGCAACAGCTACAAGTATTATCTCAAAAAGATGGTTTAACAGCCCAGGAACAACAAACTATGGCTGCTTTAAAAGCTAGAAAAGCTTCAGAGCAAATGGCAGATATACTAGGTAAAATTAAAGACCAATTCGCACAAGCATTCTTACCATTAGGAAAGGTTATTCTTCTAGTAATGGAAAAAGTATCACTAGCTTTTGCTAATCCTGTATTCGGTAAATTTCTTACTAACTTCGCTTTAATTGGTACTGGAGCTATAATAGCTGGTAAATCACTTCTTGGTGTAGCAAAAGGAGTAAAAGGTTTATCTAAGAATTTTAAAGAACTTCAAAGTCTAGGTAAAAGCGCAATGGGCTTTTTCAGCAAGATGTTCGGAACAGCATCTAAAGCAGCTGAGCAAACAGCAAGTGTAGTATCAAATACAGCATCTCAAGCAAGTCAAGGTGTTAGTGAAATGAAAGAACCTAAAACTTCTGGTTCTAAAGTAAAAGAGTTTTTAACTAATTTAGCTGCCGGTCTTAAAGAAATGGCCAGTATGAAAGTATTAGGAGGAGCATTAAACCTCATTCCTGCATCATTAGGATTCATAGCATTTATTCCTGGTATGATAGGAGCAAAATTAATGGAAAAACTTGATGGAGCTAAACTTCAAGAGAGTTTATTTGGTCTAGCAATGGGTCTAGAAGAAATGGGTAAAGGTAAAGTAGCTTTAGGAGCAGGAGCTTTACTATTATCAGCTATTGGATTTACAGCTATGATACCAGCCACAGCAGGAATGGCATTATTTAACTTAGTTGCTCCTATGACTAATAAATTATTACCTCAATTTGGTCAGGCATTAGCATCATTTGGATCTTTAATGATGACCGGTGTAGGGGCTATAGGACTTATAGCTTTAGGAGCCGCTGCAATTGCTTTAGGATATGCTTTAGGACTAGCAGGACCAGCAATCGAATCAGCAGGAACCGCAATAGCTTCTATTCTTGGAGGCTTAACACCTATTATAAAGATTATTGGTGATACTATAATAGGAGTATTCGAAGGTATACCCGCAATCATTACAGCTGTAGCAGATGGATTCGTTAATATGTTTAGTGCTATAAGTATGGATAATATTATACCTATACTAGCATTAGGTCCAGCATTATTAGGAGCTTCAATTGGTATAGCAGCATTTGCTGCTGCTTTAACAGGAGGTAGTATACTTTCAGGAGTTAGTAGTTTAATGGGTGGAGGTATAATGAGTGACTTGGAGGCACTAGCAGCAATGAGTCAACCGTTAGCTACTGTAGGAGTTTCATTAACTGCCATAGCTTCAGGTATAGCTGCATTATCATCAGCTTTAGCTACATTAGAATTAGAAAAAATAGATGAATTAAAAGACTTAGTAATGACTACAGCATTTGC